CCTGTGTAGAAAACTAGAGGATTCAAACCCTTTCGTTTAATAAACATAGGTCCTTTCGAACCTTTCTCGGGAAGGCATACACCACATGCCGACCAGAGGTAGTTATATATCTATAAATAGATTATACTATTTCCCTCGAGCCGTGGATGAGCCATTAAGATGAATGATTCAGAAGAAGTGTCCTTAACCGAGCTTATTAAAAGCTTTGTTAAAGCACTTTGTGCAAGAACTAAAGACTCAGATCTTTTCATTGAGAAGACTTTCTTTGATATGAAATATTTCATAAGTCCGTAATCCTCTAGTGACTGAAAATCTTCAGTTATTAGAGCTTTACGAAATTCTTCTATGATTTCATCCATCGTAGTCAGTAAAGGCGAGCTTCCTGTAAGCATCGCCGGAACTGTTTCCCATAGAAAGTTCAAAGTGTACTGGTCTTGGTCAGGCCAAGCCTCTACATAACCTTGAACAATATCACGTAACTTGTTTAAAACAAGCACGTGGGATTGTGAGATCTTATGTAGATCCATTTCTGCTAATTTCTTCTTAGCGAACAGGACTATCTTATTCAAATACTCCTGATCATCATAATGATGAGAACTAAGAAGAGAGTAACCGAACAACTCCTGGATACACAGAAATGTGTCCTTGAAGTTGCCCGTTACTTTATCTTTCGATAGTTTACAGAAAACACTATAAAGTTTGAAGATTCGCTCAGTATGCTCATAGGCATACCGCCGATTTCTAAAAAGCTTCATAAGTGCGTGGATAAAGACCCGGGATTGCTCCGTTTGCAGTACATAGCCGTGGTTTTCTTGAGTCTGTATTAGATTGGCAAGCAGAGGGTAAGATTTTCACATCTTACGCAACGCACCTACCGGAAATCCGGTAATTTCAGATCCTTTATGGAAATACCTCTTTGCAAAACAGTACGAGTCCTTAGACACGTATGTTTTGTCAGGAGAGTATTCCATATCGAATTCCTGAAGTAATTTAATATAGGCCTCAGCGACCCCTTGATTTGCTATAACTATATCATCACCTAAAATAGCGTAGTCCATAAATGGACGTCGCAAACTAGGTCATGCCGATTCAGGCATCGTATGTAAATACGATAACTGAACTAAGGCATGGTGTGATAAGGCCATAGCAGGTCAAGAGGAGTACGCACCCATAGGTTGACCGGCAGCATAACGAATTCCTTCGTTAAACTCCAGTCCAACTAAGGTGTCTACCCAAGCTTGCGCCTTCTGCGCTCCTAATAGAACTTCCATCAACTTCTTCGTGAAGGTGATAGGGAATCTATCGGTAGCCGCAGTAAGGTCCAAACTGTAGTAGACAGGTTTGTCTTTAAGTAAAGTTACAAACTTATTCTGATCAAAGGTACAGTCGCACCGCAATCTACGCAAGATGAAATTTAATTCATCATGAATAGGTTTCAGTGCGCACTGTGACCAATAATCCAGAATAGCTATAACTCTAGTCTTACCTTCCTTATCCGAAAAGTGAGACAATTTTCTTAAAGATTTAGATCGGGGAGGATAAATCTTAGATCACACTTGTGATGCTGAATCCGGTAGTATGTCAAATGCATCTCTTAGATCTTCAAGTCGAGAGGCCAGCTTCTTACCTCCTAGTAGCTTAATATTATCTACTAGTTGTAGAGGTAACAAGGTCGCTTCGGTTGAAGACATAAGTAATGCTTGACCTATCGGACCAGATTTCACAGTGGCGTGAAATGATTTAAATTCCGCCTTGATAGGTCCAATACGTAACAACCGACACACAGTCTCTAACTCGAGAGGTTTTAACTCACGAGCCTTTGACGGAGTGGTGATTGTTGACGTATTAAACGCAGGAGACAACCTTACTCACCTTAATGACACGAGCAGTGTCATTAAGAGTTTCAGGTGCTCTGGCGAATTAGCGCAATCTTTAAAGATGTATAGCCATTTAGGCCATCCATCATTATCGAGTGCTACCAGGACCCCAGCTTTTAATGGTGTTCCAGAGAGGAAATTCATAACTGAATTTCTAGACTCCTTTACGTATTTTATAACGAAAGGGAGACCTCTAGAACCCGCTAAAAGCTCTAAATTCTGAAAGAAGAATATGATCTTACTTTTGTAATCATCTATTAGCTCAGGCATATAATGTGTTATGATTATAAGGGTTAACTCCCTTGTCGTCGTAATAACTTTTATGTTTGTAGCTTTTATTTGATTAAAAGGTACAGGAAAATTGCCAAACGCCCTTAGAGAGGTCTGGGGGGCTAGCCCTCCTCCTAATGTGGTTACGACTCCACTGGGCCGTCTGGGGAATTTCCCCATAGGCACCTTCACGGGTGCCAATCGGGGCAAGAACATTACAGCATAGAGGTCCTTTGACCCCATGTACTGACGGATGTTTCGCTATAATTTAAAAC